CATCACGCTCAATCTGGAACAGAAGACCCTTGAACTTCTCAACTGACCAACGACCGTTGGAGTCAACGTCGAGGTCAAAGATACCAGGAGTTGCAACGTTCTGTACAGCGCCCTGTTCAGCAACCTTGTAGATGGTTCTGATAACTTCACGGTTGATCTCAGCAAGAATCTCAGTTGAGAGAATATTTGCGAGTTCCGCTTCAGCATTCAGACCATGGATTGCCTTGAGGTCTTGAGCGAGTTCTAATGAGTACTCAGCCTTCAGAGCTCTTGACTTAGCGGTAACGGTGACTTTCTCGATTGAGAATGCCATCTCGTTGAAGTAGTTACCTGCAGAATCGCCAAGTGCTTCTGCATCACCTGTAGGCATACCTTGACCAACGTTATAGTCGGTGTTGGTTGCGGTTGAGGTTGGGTTCAGGACAGATGGGTTAGAACCTGCTTGAACAGTTGTACCGATACCAGCAGCAGTGCTACCGAAACCAGCGATGTTGAATCCAGCATCCTGACCAGAGAATGCGGTATCAACTTCGTTGTAGAATGCTTCGGTTCCACTTTGACCGCTGTAGCGTGAACGCATTGCGAAGATCAGTCCAGTAGGACCGGTCATTGGTTGAACGCCTGCGAGGTCATAAGCGACCAGGTTAGGCATTGAACGGCGGATCAGGGAGATCAGAACTGGGTCGAAACCTGCAGTAGGACCACCAGCAGCGGCACCGCCGCCGAATGCACCACCTACACCAGCAGCATTACCGCTGTTGGTTGGTGACTCCATGAGCATACTCATGGAACCGTTATCGAAAGCAGTTTGCTCTCTTAAAAATCTTTCTTGGTTTTCGAGCAGGACAGCGGTTACAGCTCTACGATGAGAATCTTTGATTCCACCCTCGTGGTCGAGGAGAGGTGCCCACTTTTCCTGCAGATGCTCGGAATGGAACATTTGCTTTTTACCTTTTACTAAGTGTTTGTTTTTTGCGTTTGAATTATATTAAATTCAATTATTTGCTAAATGCTGAAAGAGTCTTCAGATAAGCAGACATTGGTCCAGAAATATCTTCTGGTGCATGATCTACACCCTCAGACAGGGTTTCAGTTCTAGCAGAAGGAGATACTACTCTTGAAGGAAAATATGATTCCCTCAAAGTCTCCAGTTTTTCACGATATTCTTCTTCACTTTCAAACTCAACACTTTCGGCAAGTGAAGCGAGCTTGTCTTTCTGAGAAAGTGCTAGACCCTCAGAAACCTGATCAAAGATTCCATCAGCAACCGACTCTGCGAGACGCTTGTTAAGGGAAACGTTCTTCTCAATTTGCTCGTTGAGTTTTGTCTCCATTTCATCAAGTTTTTCTACCATGCTCTCAAGCACATCATATTTATCTTCAGGGATTGATACATAATGTTCTTCAAAAAGACCTCTCATTCCTTGTAGGAATGATTCAGTCATTTCGGTCTTAAGACCTTGCTCAATAACGAGTGCATTTTCTTGAATCCACTCGTCGGCAACATACTCAAGATATGCATCTACACGCTCAGAAAGTTCGGACTTGATTTCCTCTACTTCCTCAGCAAGAGCAGTTGCATACTGCTCCTCAAGTGCTTCCTTAATATCGGAAACCTTTGAGCGAAGAGCAGCTTCGAAGATTGTACGTGCCTTTTCTTGGAACTCTTCGGAGAGTTCTTCACCTTCCAGAAGAGCATTGACATCTTCTTCGATGTCAAATGATTCTTTCATTTCATCTTCGTCTTCGTCTTCGTCTTCGTCCTCTTCTTCTTCCTTTTTACCTTTTTTGCCGCCCTCTTCTTCGTCTTCGTCTTCGTGCTTAGCTTCTACGATTTCCTCTTCCTCTTCGGTTTCTTCCAGGAGTTCTTCATCTTCATCATACTCAGCGTCTTCTTTCTTGAGACCCTTCATGGCATCAGCAGCACCTGCACCCTTGTTTACAACATCCTTAACTTGCTTAAGGGTGCCACCTGGGGTTTTTAGTTTTGCAGAATCATCATCGGGACGATAGTTTGAGGGATCTGGTCCACCAAGATCTTCCCATCCACCGGTTTGACCAGCAACGGCTCCTGCCGCTAGTTTTGGCATCGCTTCCGCTGCTTTTGCATTAGCATTAACAGCGGTTTTGGATTGCTTAGTGCCTACTTCCATTTCTTGTAAATCTCCACGAGACATTTGAACTCTCCGTTTAACCTTAGTTATAAACTATATTTATTTATAAATTAATAAATTACAATGAGTTTAAAAACTCATTGAACAAGGATAACTTGTAGTTTTCAAGAATACCTTGATCAACTAAGTTATTTATTTTAGTTTTTGCACCCTCTGCAAATTTTTCTCTTAAGATCCCACCGTCCCAAATCCACTCCTTTCCTTCCATGATTCCCTGAACAAATGCATCAGGAGCGGATGGATCTGCAACAATATCAGCAGCAGTTGCTAGCATAAAATCTTCACCAACCTCTGCGTATCCTTCATTATTTTGTTTTACGGATCCAATACCACGAGAAGATACGCCGAGAGTAACGCCTTCTTTAAGGAGTGATTCTGCAATCTTACCCATTGGAGTGGAAAGAATCTGTGCTTTACCAATAAAGTTGTTTCCTTCACGATGAAGTGAAACGATCTTGTGAGAAACACGATCAAGATTTACGGTTGGACCGTCAGGATGTCCAAGTTCCCCAAGAGCACGACCCTTATTTACATACTGTTCGGTATAACGCTTTACCTCTCTCTCCATAACAGGCATACGATACATTCTGCCGTTACGGTTCACAACTTCAGTTTGAAGAAAGGGTCCTTGAATATAAAGAGTCTTCTTACCGTTAATAGTTTCGGTAAGAACTTCTACTGCTTCTATTTCTTCGGTAATAAGTTTCATCTTAAGCGTCTCCGGAGATTTGAACTTGTTGATAATATAGTGTTCCTGCCCCAACACCATACGCAGAAACTTTATTTGAATGAATAATATTTGCGTCTGTTGATGAGAATGCCGTTACGATTCCACTTGAGTTGTAGTTAACAGTCATTCTTGTTTGATAGTAACCATTCACTCCAGCAGATGTGTCAACGGATTGAACTCTTTGATGAGTAAAATCATAATATGATTGACCACTTACTGTTAGTGAAACATAATCACCAACACCAAAAGGAACTTGAGTTCCTTCGGGAACAGTGATAGTCGTTGTTGTTCCGGTAGTAACTCCCACAACTCTATTGGATGCTCTAGTCAAAGCGAGTGTTTCTGTTCCCCCAGAAGGAACATAATAATCTGCAGTTGTTGCTGAAGGTGTTCCACCAACAGCAATGTGTGCAGCTCCCCCAACAGCAACCACTCTCAAAACACTAGATTGAACTGAAAAAGCAGATGATGTTGTTGCAGCACCTGCAGAAAAACTAAATGAGGAACCTGCCCCAACTGGTCTATGCGCCATTATTTTTGATAGTACACTTTTAGTTATTTATTATTTAATCAAGTTGAGGTAAAATTATCTGCTAATTTCTTCCCAATCCATAGAAGCAAAGATATCAGCACCTGCAGTATCAGATGCAGCAACTAAAGTTAGTTCATATGGAGTTTTAGTTAAACCATTTCTTTCTAACTGAAACTTGAAGAGTGCTTCTTTAAGAATATCTACTGATTGCGATGATTGGTTTGCCGACGTAAGGAATCCAGATGCCAGAACTCTTCCGCCACTAACAGATCCACCATCTATTTTATATTCGATAGCAGAGTCTGCTCCAGCACTGACCCAAGTTCCTCCTGATGTTGTTGCACTTGCTCTTACCTGCCAATTATATTGAGGACCATTTCCAGTTCCCATAATTGATAGTGCAGTCATAATAACAATTGCATCCAATCTATCTGGTTGACTATTGATTGGTGATTTGAGTCTAATGGAGATAAGCGGATAATATGTTCCAGCAGGAGTTGGTAAATCTACTGGTGCTGTAATTGGTGTCGAAACTGCTTGTTGCAATCCACGAAGTTCATAACCACCTTCAGAAATTACTGTGGAGCAAACTTGTTTTAGAGTGCTTGCGCTAGTTGTAATTCCAGTGTTGCTAATTTCATATCTCAAAGGAAGTGATGCTGTTGTAATGTATGTTGATTGAATTATATTTGCGTGTTGAAAAGTATGTGCATGAATAAACTTTCCATTAATTATAAATCCAAGTCTTACATTTCCAAGTCCTAACCACTCAATATCCATCCAAAGAATTTGTGCCTTGGTTAAATCTAATGTAACTCCAGAAACACCGGTACCATCTAACTTATCAATATTCCAATTTGATTGAGCAACCCTTGTTTCTGTTCCTAATGACAAACTTCTTTCTACAAAATATGCAGTAGTTCCATCAACCTCAAAATATATTCCATTATCAGCACCAAAATACCCAACTCTTTGTCTTAGATTTGCTTTTGGTGGACTCAATACAAAAGTATTCATAGTCTGCAAAGACTTTCCTGGTTGATACGAAAATACTTTTGTAGTTTCTCTAATAACTGATGCGGTGCTTCCAACACCAACAGTTATATTAACTAAACCTTCCGCAGTTGAAAATCCTACAGTAGAACCTGTTCCTACAACTAAACTCTCCCAAAGATTATTGTCTCTATATCTGTGAGATGAGTCAAAAAGTGTGAGTGGATTTGATACTCTTGTTCTTCCAAAAGCATCAGAATTTATACTAACAGGAA